GTACACTTCGAGCGCACACCTCTGTCGACCGGCATGGAAGCCGACTTCGACACAGGTAACATGAGGTTCAAAGCGAGGGAGCGTTACAGCTTCGGGTTCAGTGACCCTCGCGCAGTGTTCGGCTCACCCGGCGCAGCCTAATAAAAACAAGGACTTAGGTCTTTTTAAGCCCCGCTTCGGCGGGGCTTTTCTTTTGTTTGACTACAAGTATAACACAAGATACAGTACGGTTAATGAGACTTATACCGAAAAGGATTTTCCTGTGTCAAAATCAAACAATGTCATTGCTGTGTACGAGATAAGAAACACGATAAGTGGAAAGTTCTACATAGGTAGTAGCGGCAATTTGTATGAGCGCTGGAGAACGCATCGCACGAAACTGAGAAAGCGAACCCATCCCAACCCCAAGCTTCAATCCTCATGGAGTAAGCACGGAGAGAGCGCTTTTGCGTTTGTTAAACTAGCGGAATTTGACTGCACCGTAGCGATGGGGATAGCTGAGGAGGCTCTGATAAACGAGTTGTTCGAGGATCCCTTATGCTGCAACCTCTCACGTTGGTTCGACAGCCCCATGCGTGGCAGAACAGGGGAGGAGTCCCCAAACTATGGGAGACGTCTTTCTGAACAACAAAAGCAGGTGATACGCGAAGCAACTATTGAGCAGTGGAAAACCTCGGACCCACGCACGGGCAGAAAGCACAGCGATGAGACCAAGGAGAAGATCAGGACCAAGGTCCACGCTGCGTTAGCCGAGGGCCGCGGCGGCCGGTTCATCCCGACGGAGGAGACGCGCCAGAAGATGTCTGAGGGGCTCAAGGGGAACACCAATGCTCTTGGGCATGTGCGCTCGGCAGAAGAGCGTCAGGCGATTGCGGAACGGGTGACAGGTAATCAGAACTGGCTTGGTAAGTCCCACAGCGAGGAGTCGAAGGCCAAGATGGGTCAGTCTGTCAAAGCGATTGCTCCAGACGGGACAGAGACGGTGTATTCTAGGACCACGGCGATTAAGGAGGAGCTCGGCATCTTTCTTCCGACGGTTCAGCGCTCTGTTAGGTCAGGCAAGGCGTTGAGCCGTGGGCCGTATAAGGGTTGGAGGTTCGAGTATGTTTAAACCCTTTTCTTTCGAGGCCATTTCTTGTAGTGTGGGGACATCCCTGACAGCTGCATTGTGCGGCTGACACTTACCCCGACAGGAGATTCCAATGGGTACGACTTCATTTTCTGGACCAGTAAACTCGGCCAACGGCTTCGTAGGCGACATCACAGGTGATGTGACTGGCGACGTCACAGGCGCAGTTACAGCCACAACAGTAACAGCCACAGGCACTCTTACCGCAACAGCTACAGACAACGTCTTCGTTGTCCCGACATCGGACCCTAGCGTTGCTGGTGCTCTCTGGAATGATGGCGGAACGCTTTCTGTCTCCGCAGGTTAAGGAGATACAGCATGGCTGGTTCTGATACAAAAAGTGTTCACCGCCCCGGCTCCGGTTTTGCTCTTCTGGGGCGAGCTCGGATAACGGGGCTGTCCTATATTGGGACAGCCACGGCTGGCTACCTCAACATCTTTGACACGCTGACTGCTCCCGTAGCAGCAACCTACACACGATCTGGTACGACAGTGACTGTGACCTCGACTGGTCACGGCTTGAAGACTGGGGACATCGTAGGTATCGCCTTCCGCACAGGAACAGGCGGAGAGGCCTCTTCTGGCAACTACCCCATCACCGTGACATCGGCAAACGCGTTCACTCTCACAGAGCTCAACAGCGGCACCATTTCAGGCACCGTTGTTTGCTCTTACGTGAACGGGAAGGGTGGCTGGGTTTTCAGCACGCAGGTTTCAGCGGGTGACACCTATGCCAACATCTTCAGTATTCCAGGCGAGGGACTACTTGTGCGCCAGGGGATCTACGTCGAGATGACAAACGTCACTTCGGCCAACATCTTCTACAGCTAGGTGGCAGCATGGCAAGGTCTGGCGTGAATCTTTCAGTTGGACGCGGAGAGAAACTCTCCGTCAAAGAAGGCGCGGGCCTCACAGCTAAGGGCCGCGCGAAGTACAACAAAAAGACCGGCAGCAATTTGAAGGCGCCAGCTCCAAATCCTAAGACCAAAGCGGACAAGGCTCGTAAGGCATCTTTTTGTGCACGGTCTGGGAGCTGGACAGGCGAACGGGGCAAGGCTGCCCGCAAAAGATGGAAATGCTGACATGAGTAACGTGCAGATAACAGCTGAAGAGCTAGAAGCAATGCTCGACCGATCCGCGAAGCGAGGAGCGAGGGCCGCGCTTGAGGAGCTTGGCTTGCATGACGAGAGTGCGCCAAAGGATCTGGACGAGTTACGCAGTCTGTTGTCCGCATGGCGTGATACACGCAAGGCTGTTTGGCAAACAACTGTTCGACTGGCCACTGGTGGTCTGCTATTATTCATAGCAGGTGCAGTGTGGATGTCGTTCAAAGACAACGTGGGACAGTAATATGAACCGCACCAACATGGCAAAACAAGTGATGGAGCCTCCGATGAAGAAGTGTTCAAAGACTAAAGGCGCAATGAAAAAGGGCTACATGAAAGGTGGCTCTGTCAAAGCGGGATATAAAAAAGGCGGCACGGTCGATCAGTCGATGTGCAGCCCCCGTAAGCAAATGGCTATGGGTAAGAAGTAATGGCTAAGAAGCCTGGTCTGTATGCCAACATTCAAGCTAAGAAGAAGCGGATAGCCGCAGGCTCTGGCGAGAAGATGAGGAAGCCCGGCTCTAAAGGGGCGCCAACTAACAAGGCGTTCAAGCAGTCGGCCAAAACGGCGAAAAAGAAATGACAACATCGGGCTCACGAGACTTCAACCTCGACGTCGCAGAAGCGATTGAAGAGGCCTATGAGCGTATCGGTCTTGAGATGCGTACGGGCTACGACGCCAAGACGGCTCGTCGCTCGATGAACATCATGTTTGCGGAGTGGGCCAATCGGGGCCTGAATATGTGGACGGTGTCGACTGGCACAACCACTGTGACGCAAGGCACGGCGCAATACACTCTTGCAGAAGATGTCGTCGACATACTGGACATGGTGTTGCGTCGCGACGGCACGGACTATGAGATGGCTCGGATCAGCCGTAGCGACTACCTGGACTTCCCGAACAAAACAGACCAGGGCCGCCCGTCTCAGTTCTATTACGACCGTCAGATCGCACCTGTGATCAATCTCTGGCAGACGCCAGAGAACAGCACAGACCAGCTGGTGTATTACTATGTGCAGCGTATCGAGGACGTCGACAACCTGACCGACACCACGGGGATCCCGTTTCGGTTTTACCCCTGCATGGTTGCGGGCTTGGCCTACTACCTCTCTGTTAAGCGGGCTCCAGAACGCGTGCAGATGATGAAGTCAATCTACGAGGAAGAGTTTCAGCGCGCTGCTAACGAGGACGAGACTCGTGTAGGGTTGAGGCTTGTTCCAAGTGCTCGCTCGATGAGGGTCTGAGCTATGGCTTTTGCTTCCGACAAAAACGCGTATGGGATCTCTGACCGGTCTGGTTTTCGTTACCGCCTGCGCGATATGCGCAAGGAGTGGACGGGTGCGCTTGTCGGGTCCGACGAGTATGAGGCGAAGCACCCGCAGCTCTACCCTCCAAAGGCAGGCCCGGATCCGCAGGCCTTACGCAATCCCCGCCCTGATCAGCCCGAGGCGCTTCAGGTCTACGTGGATGTGCCGACAGTAGAGGCACCTAGCCTTGTGAGCGTTCGTATGATAGGTAAGGCGGGACAGGTTACGGTGGTGACAACATGAGCTTTACATACGGCCAACTCAAGCAGGCGATTCAGGATTACTCTGAATATGACGAGACCACTTTCGTCAACAACATCCCTTTGTTTATCCGCCAGGCTGAAGAGCGCATTCTCAAGCAGGTGCAACTCAGCTTGTTCCGTAAAAATGCTACTGCGTTTTCTGACAACGGGAACCCATATTTGGCTGTTCCGTCCGACTTCTTGGCACCGTACTCTTTGAGCTACCGCGGCAGCAACGGCGACCGTAGTTTCTTGGACTTCAAGGACGTGTCTTTTGTACAACAGTACAATCCCGACACCACCACTACAGGCACGCCGAAGTACTACGCTCAGTTCGACGTCGACTACTTTCTCTTGGGTCCGACGCCTGATCAGGAGTTCACCATGGAACTCCACTATCTGTATCGGCCTCAGAGCATCACTGAGCTTTCGGACGATGGAACGACCTGGCTCAGCACAAACGCTGAAATGGCCATGCTTTACGGATCCCTTTTGGAAGCGTACATTTTCATGAAGGGCGAGCCTGATGTCCTGTCGCTTTACGAAAAGCGCCTGCAGGAATCCATCGTTGGAATTAAACTTCTGGGCGAAGCCAAGGAAACCACAGACCAGTATCGCACTGGTCAAGTCGTGAGGCCCAAGACCTGATGTTCAGTTTAGACCTTAGTGTAAAGCAAGACGCTCCTCTCGTTGGTGTTCGTGCAACCAATAACAGGGGGTTCACTCCCGAGGAGCTTGCTGCACAGTGCGCGCAGAAAGTTGTTTCAGTGGCTGACACTGCACCTCCCGCTATCCGGGATCAAGCGGTTGCTTTTCAAAAGCACATCGAAAAGGTGGTCGAGCACTATTTGAAACAAGCGGTTCGCAGCGACCGCACAACTGTGTATAATGCACTCAATGACGCGGGTCATCCCGACCTCGCACAACTGATAAGGAAACTGTGACATGGCGTTCACTGGGAATTTTCTTTGTACATCATTCAAGCAGGAGATCCTGCAGGGTGTGCATAACTTTACGACAGGCACTGGCAATTCATTCAAGCTGGCGCTGTACACCAACAGTGCTGCGTTTACGGCAGCCACAACGGCTTACACCGCGACGAACGAAGTTGGTAACTCTGGTTCCTACGCAGCCGGCGGCGGCACGTTGACAAATGTCACACCAACAACATCTGGGACGACAGCCTTCACAGACTTTGATGACCTGACATTCACGTCAGCCACTATCACTGCACGTGGCGCATTGATCTATAATGACACTGCGGCAGGCGATCCAAGTGTTGTTGTTCTAGATTTTGGTGCTGACAAGACGTCGACCGCAGGCGATTTTCAGATTGTTTTTCCTACTGCCGATAGTTCAACGGCCATCATCCGGATTGCCTAAGCCACTCTGCCTAACGGAGGAGTGACTGGTTATGGCGAATATCACAGGATGGAGCCGAGAATCTTGGTCTGAGGGGCCGTGGGGTCAAGCGGCCCCCGTTGTGATATCTGGGCTAGGTGCAACAAGTGCCGTCGGTAGCGTAACTGTTACTGGCGACTCTTCTGTTGTGTCTGGGAACCTTGGGGTCACGGGCTCTGTAGGTTCTGTGAGCGTCGTGATTAACGTCGAACCTGTCATCGCTGGGCAGGAAGCTACAGCCTCTGTTGGTGTCGTCACCACGTCAGGTACGACTGAAGTCCCAACAACCGGGGTGGAGGCAACGAGTGCTGTCGGTGCCGTTACGGTGGCCGCAGGTGCAGATGCTGTTGTGTCGGGTCTGGCCGCCACGTCTGATGTCGGTGAGGTCACGTTCCGTGCAATTGTCGCTGCCGTTGTTACAGGGGTGGAGGCAACCAGCGGAATTGAAGGCGTCACGATCGGCGAGGGTTCGGGTGTAAACGTCGAACCTACTGGGGTCGCCGCAACCAGCGCAGTTGGCGCCGCAGTTGCTACTGGGTCGACTGCACCTGCTACAACCGGACTTTCTGCTACAGGTGGTGTTGGCTCCGTTACAGCCACCGGTATTGCCGTGGTCAGCCCTGTAGGCGTAGCTGCCGACGGTCTGGTTTCTTCTATACGGCAAGATGCTCTGGTTACGTTTGAGGGCTGGGGCCGCAACACGTGGGGCGCCGGAGCTTGGGGCACGCCGATCTCATTACCGCTCGTAGGAACGGGCGCGGTTGGCGAAGTCACCATCAAAAACAACCAGCGCATCCCAGTAACAGGTTTTGAGCTGACATCGACTGTTGGTTCTGTTACTGTCACCACAGGAACCGGTATAGACGTTGATGTCACGGGCGTCACCGCAGATGGTCTGATCTCCCCTTGGGGCGTGTTGGTGTGGGGCCGCGTTGTGCCTTCACCTGACACAGATTGGACACCTGTTGTGCCAAGCACGACAACAAGTTATACTGAAATTAACCCGTGACGGAGGCTCAGAGGTAAACTATGGCCAGTACATACACCATCAATACCGGTATCGAACTCATTACCAACGGCGAGCAGTCGGGTACATGGGGTGATACTACGAATACAAACTTGGAGATCGTCGATCGCTTAACAAGCGGTGTCGGTGCAATCACGCTTTCTGGTACGACGCACACGCTGTCTACTGCTGACGGCGCACTTTCCGAAGGCCAGTACAAAGTGCTGGTGCTTGGCGGTTCTCCCAGTGGGACGAACACGGTCACTGTTTCTCCGAATGACCAGAGCAAGCAGTACTTCATCGTCAACAACTCTGGCGAGAGCGTCATTATCAGCCAAGGCTCAGGCGCTACTGTCACCATCGCTGATGGTGCGACAGATATTATCTACTGCGACGGTGGCGGCGCAGGCGCTGCGGTAACCAGCTTTGGTACGGACCTTTCTGGTGTTTTAACCACGGGCGCTATCGGCACCACTGTTTTGGCCTACGACGCCAACCTTCAATCATTTGTCACAGCTTTGACGCTGCCTACTTCGGATGGCACAAGCGGCCAAGCATTAGTTACGGACGGAAGTGGTAATATCAGTTTTGGTACAGATCTTTCTGGTGTTTTAACCTCGGCAAACAACTTGTCGGATGTAGCGAACGCAGGTACTTCGCGCACCAACCTTGGTCTTGGCACAGCTGCTGTTGGCGACATCGGCACAGACGTTCTGGCCTACGACGCCAACCTTCAATCATTTGTCACGGCTTTGACGCTTCCCACATCAGATGGCACAAGCGGCCAAGCATTAGTTACGGACGGAAGTGGTACTATCAGTTTTGGTAGTGCTGGAATATCAACTGGTAAGGCCATTGCTATGGCAATCGTTTTTGGGTGACAAATGCTGACTCAAGCAGATATAAAAAGCCGTTTTACTTACCAGCTTGATGGGACGCTTGTGCGTCGGCATAGTGTTGCAGGGAACGGTAACACTGCGGGGAAAACAATTGGCCACTATCCATCTGCTTCTCAAGGCCGCAGTCACCGGTATGCTACAACAAAAATACAGGGAAAGACGTACAAGATACATCGTCTTGTTTACCTCTATCACCACGGTGACGTCCCAGACCAATTGGATCACATTAACGGTGACCCTTTAGACAACCGGATTGAAAACCTGCGCCCGTGTGATTCTTGTCAAAATGCCGCAAACAGACGAATGTTTAAGTCTAATTCGTCTGGGCACAAGGGCGTTTCATGGCACGTTCATAGTAAACGCTGGTTTGCTTACGCCGATTCTGGTAAGACTAGGACGAACCTTGGTTACTTCGACACGCTTGAGCAAGCGAATCAAGCAGCGCAAGCAGCGCGAGAAAAGTTACACGGCAACTTTGCCAAACACGCATAAGGAGGCCTGAGATGGCAAACCCAAATATCGTAGATGTCACAACGATCATAGGCAAGTCTGCCACTATCGCGCTTTCTACAACCTCAGCAACTACGCTGGTAAGCAACGCCGCATCGAGCGGCAAGGTCTTTAAGATCAACATGATCCAAGTGGCTAACGTCGATGGCACAAACGCCTGTGACGTTACTATTGACGTGCACAGCGAAGACGATGGCGGCGGCACAGCATACTCGCTGATTTCTACTGCATCGGTAGGTGCTGATTCGTCGTTGGTTGCCTTGGATAAGTCCACAGCGATTTACCTTGAGGAAGACAGGTCTATTACCGCAACTGCTGGCACAGCAGACGACTTGGAAGTTATCGTAAGCTACGAGGAGATCTCATAAAATGCGTACAATAGGTAACACACCTGTGGGTGGTGAAGTTCGGGCAGTTGCCAGTGGTGCGTTGCCGAACGGTAAGCCTGTTATCATCAATGCTGATGGGACTGTTAGTGTTGTTGATGGTGAAGCGAGGGCTGTAGGCAGTCCTGTAGTCTTTGAGAGTGCTAGTTCCGATTACATGTCAGCTACCTTTGATAGTAGCTCTAACAAAGTAGTGATTGCATATAGGGACGAAGGCAACTCTGACTACGGAACTGCCATAGTAGGGACTGTAAGTGGAACCTCTATCAGCTTCGGAACGGCTGTAGTCTTTGAGAGTGCTAGTTCCGATTACATGTCAGCTACCTTTGATAGTAGCTCTAACAAAGTAGTTATTGCATATACGGACGTTGGTAACTCCGACTACGGGACTTCCGTAGTTCTTCAAGACGGATCCACCAACCTCACCTCCGGGAACTACA